TGGCGCAACAAGACCGTCGACGCGCGCTCCGTCGAGGGTACCGACAAGGCGGTCTATGAGCAGATCATTCAGGAATACGGACCGGACAGTGTTCAGGCGCATGTTGAGGTCTTCGGTGAGTTTCCCCGTGCTGGAGACGACCAGTTCATCCCGATCCATATCGTCGACGACGCCATGGGACGACCCCGCTATAAGGACGCCTCGGCTCCGATTGTCCTCGGCGTGGACCCGGCACGGTTTGGTGCCGACGCTACAGTTATCGCGATACGGCAGGGGCGCGACCTGGTAGGGATCAGGCGGTACAGGGGCGACGACACCATGGAGGTGGTTGGCCGCGTGATCGACGCCATCGAGGAGTTCAAGCCGGCACTCGTCGTGATCGACGAGGGCGGGCTGGGCGCCGGCGTTGTGGACCGGCTGAAGGAGCAGCGGTACAAGGTGAAGGGCGTCAACTTCGGGGCCAAGAGCAGCAAGCCGGTCATGTACGGCAACAAGCGGGCCGAGATGTGGGGCAACATGCGCGAGTGGCTCAAGACGGCGTCGCTGACGCCCGACCGGCTGCTCAAGACCGACCTGACGGCACCGATGTTGAAGCCGGACAGCAAGGGGACCATCTTCCTTGAGGGCAAGAAGGAGATGAAGGCACGCGGGCTGGCCAGCCCCGACGCGGCGGACGCCATCGCGGTGACGTTCGCGTTTCCGGTAGGGTCCAGAACGGAGCGCGTTGACAAGACGCCGCGCAAAGCATATGGTCAGGCCAGCGTGTTGACTAGCTGGATGGGTTCGTGATGGCGCGCAAGAGCGTGTCTTTGGCCGTAGGACGGGGCGAGAAGCTGCCCGTCTTCAAAGGTGCTGGGCTAACTGCCAAGGGCCGGGCCAAGTACAACCGCGCTACTGGCTCCAAGCTGAAGGCGCCTGCGCCCAACCCGCGGACCAAGGCAGATGCCGGACGCAAAAAGTCATTTTGCTCGAGAATGGCAGGGGTCGTGGCTAAGTCGAAGAACGCAGAACGGGCGAAAGCCTCAATGAGACGGTGGAAGTGCTGAAAATGGCCTCAAAACCCGGACTATACAGTAACATTCATGCCAAACGCGCCCGCATCGCCGCCGGATCGGGCGAAAAGATGCGCAAACCAGGTGCCAAGGGCGCTCCGACCGCTGCTGCCTTCCGCAAATCAGCCAAAACTGCCCAGCGGTCACTGTCTGGATACGGCGGACTGCCCGGCATGAAGCGTATCAAGGGTTCTAGGAAGGACAAGTGACATGCCTCTCGTAAAATCAACATCCAAGAAGGCATTTCGGGCCAATATCAAGGCCGAAATGCGTGCTGGAAAACCTCAGAAACAGTCAATTGCCATCGCCTACGCCGTAAAGCGCAAGGCCATGGGCAAGAAAGGTAAGTAAGATGGCAAGGAAAAGCATGAATGTCGCTGGCGGCTTGGGTATGTTCGGCTATAGAAGCCGATATCGCGCGCCTACTGTGACGACAGGTTCAGGCTATACGTCGGGCGAACGCACGTCTTTTTATGGCGGCGCAACTCGACGCCCCGCTGTCCCGGCTATGCCTCCGCCAACTGGCACCGAGACAGTCGTGCGCCCTGGCGTTCCGGCTGGACAAGTCATTTCCAACGTAGTGCGTGAGCGGCCATCACCAGCGCCTCGCGCAAGAGCTACAAGCGCACCAGCACCCGCTCGCCGCGGTGTAGCACCGGGAACTGGCGGTCGCATGACCAAGGCTCAACGCGATGCGCCTGCCGGACCGACAGGCCGCAGCACGGGCCGTATTGGCGTCCGGACTGGCGGCGTAGCTCCCGGAACTGGCGGTCGTATGACCAAGGCGCAGCGCGACGCTCCTGCTGGACCGCGCGGCGGCGGCGGCGGACGTGTCGGCACTCGGACTGGCGGCGTAGCCGCGGGAACCGGCGGACGCCAGACCAAGTCGCAACGCGATGCACCAGCAGGCCCACGCGGAACCCGGATGTAATTGATAATGGCTGACAACGGCATCATTGGCGCGGCACAGGTTGCCAACGGAGGCGGCGAGCAGGAAGACATGCTCGCCACCATGCGCTCGCGCTTTACGATGGCCATTTCGGCTTATGGCGAGAGCCGTGAGGACGAGCTGGACGACCTGCGCTTCATGGCAGGCTCGCCCGACAACCAGTGGCAGTGGCCGGCTGACGTGCTGGCCACTCGCGGCTCCGTGCAGGGCCAGACGATCAACGCCAGACCCTGCCTGACCATCAACAAGCTGCCGCAGCACGTCCGGCAGGTGACGAACCAGCAGCGGCAGAACCGCCCGTCTGGCAAGGTCATTCCGGCAGACGACAAGGCCGACGTGGCCGTTGCCGAAGTATTCGACGGCATCATCCGGCACATCGAGTACATGTCGGACGCCGATGTGGCCTACGACACTGCCTGCGACAACCAGGTGACGTATGGCGAAGGTTATGTGCGTATTCTGACCGAGTACGCCCGCGAGGACAGTTTCGATCAGGATCTGCGGATTGGTCGGGTCCGTAACTCGTTCAGCGTCTACATGGACCCGACAATCCAAGACCCGTGCGGTTCCGACGCCCAGTGGTGCTTCATCACCGAGGACGTGGTCAAGGCCGACTACGAGCGCATGTTCCCGAACGCAGCGCCCGTATCGTCGATTATGACCCGCGGCATTGGCGACCAGTCGCTCAGCATGTGGCTCAGCGAGAACACCATCCGCATTGCCGAGTATTTCTACATCGACCACAAGAAGGCTACGCTGCATCTCTATCCGGGCAACGTGACGGCTTTCGCCAACACGCCGCAGGACAAGCTCTTGGCCATGACCTTGGGTAAGCCGCTGCGCACCCGTCAGGTTGACCGCAAGCGCGTCATGTGGGTCAAGACCAACGGCTACGAGGTGCTGGACGAGCGCGAGTGGCCCGGTGGCTGGATACCAGTCGTGCGGGTCGTCGGCAACGAGTTCGAGGTCGACGGACGGCTCTACGTGTCGGGCCTTGTGCGCAACGCCAAGGACGCCCAGCGCATGTACAATTACTGGGTCAGCCAGGAAGCCGAAATGCTGGCTCTGGCGCCCAAGGCACCCTTCATTGGCTATGGCGGCCAGTTCGAAGGCTACGAGATGCAGTGGAAGACGGCCAACACCAACAACTGGCCGTATCTGGAGGTCAACCCGGACGTCACTGACGGGGCGGGCAACATCCTGCCCCTGCCGCAGCGGGCAGCTCCGCCGCTGGCCCAGACGGGCCTGATACAGGCCAAGATGGGGGCGTCCGAGGACATCAAGGCCACGACGGGCCAGTACAACGCCTCGCTGGGTCAGCAGGGCAACGAGCGGTCGGGGCGGGCCATCCTTGCCCGCGTGCAGGAGGGTGACACCGGCACGTACCACTTCGTGGACAATTTGGGCCGGGCCATCCGGCATGTCACCCGTCAGCTTGTGGACCTGATCCCCAAGATCTACGACACCGAGCGTATCGCCCGCATCATCGGCGTTGATGGTGAGGTTGGCATGGCCCGCATCAACCCCATGCAGCCCGAGCCTGTCCGCGCCGTCCGCGACGAGATGGGCAACGTGATACAGAAGATCTACAACCCGTCCGTCGGCACCTACGACGTGGTCATCACGACCGGCCCAAGCTACCTGACCAAGCGGCAGGAAGCCGTCGAGGCCATGGCCAACATCCTGCAGACCAGCCCGCAGCTCTGGCAAGTGGCCGGCGACCTGTTCATCAAGAACATGGACTGGCCGGGGGCGCAGGAGATGGCGGCTCGCTTCCGCAAGATCCTCGACCCCAAGGTGCTGGCCGAGGACGACAAGTCGCCGGAACTCCAGTCTGCCGAGCAGATGGTAGAGGCGCTGACGCAGCAGCTCAACCAGGCCATGGGCCTGATCGAGAACGTGCAGTCGTCGATGGAAGCGCAGGAAATCAAGATCAAGGCGTATGATGCGGAAACCAAGCGTATCAGTGCCATGCAGAACGCCATGACGCCTGACCAGATACAGGACATCGTCATGGGAACCATAGCAGCGGCAATCGAAACAGGCGACATCTCAACAGGCAAGCCTACCATGCCAGAACCAGCCCCGCGCGAAATGCCGCTGCCCCCAGAAATGCCCCTTGAAGGAGCGCCAGTATGAGCAATTGCGACAAGTTTCTAGGTATGCTGTTTCTGGCGCGCGACGTTACGCATTCAGCGCACCTCAACACGCGGTCTTTTGCCAAGCATCAGGCTCTCGGCGGTTTTTACGACGAAATCATTGATCTGGCGGATAAATTTGCCGAAATGTATCAAGGCAAATACGGCCTGATCGGCCCTGTGGCCCTGATGTCGGCGGACAAGTCCAACAACGTGCTTGAGTTCTTGGAGCGTCAGGCCGAGCAGATTACCAAAACACGGTACGACATCGTCGACAAGGATTGCACGCCGCTCCAGAATGTGATCGACGAAATCGTCGGTTTGTACTATACAACAATCTACAAGTTGAAATTTTTGGCGTAAGGACTAAACCATGGGCCTCAAAACCACAACTGTTTGCCTCGGCTATCAGCAAATTACTAGTTTGTCATCTTCTACAGCGTTGACTGTACCGGCAAACGCTACAATGGCGCTTATTGTAACTGAAACGCAAGGCGTGCGATGGCGTGATGACGGCGTTGCCCCAACGGCCTCGGTCGGTATGCCATTGGCAGTCGGTGTTTCAATGTCTTATGATGGCGATCTGAAAGCCATTCGTTTTATTCAACAAGATGCGTCGGCTGTTCTTAATGTAAGTTATTATGCATGATTAGAACTCCTGCTGGTTTTTTTAATGAAACGCGCATAAAGCGCTTTCAAGACTTTCCTGACCTTGGGTACGGCGTAACTGTTTTGACGCCGGACTTGTTTGGTACAGGAACGCCAGCCGGAAATCTTCTTGGTGCTGAACCATTGGGGTTAGCCATTGACTATACCGTAACTCCCGCTCAGATGTTAAATCGCACGGCATCATCGTCATATCTTGGGCCGCCGTTTATAGGTGACGGGGGTATATTAACCTTTTCCAGAGCATCACCCGCCACCATCATAAACTCAACAGGTTTGGTAGAGACTGTTACCAACAATGTGCCCCGCATAGATTATTCTCCATCCGGTATTCTTCTTGGGCTGTTAATAGAAGAACAACGAACCAATCTTGCCTTGTGGAGCAGCGATTTAACCAACGTTATCTGGACCGCGACGAATGTTAACGCGGTTAAAACTGCTACAGGACCAGATGGCGTTGTCAATAGTGCTACCACACTCACGGCGACGTCTTCTGATGGTACGGTATTGCAAGCCATTACCAGCGCGTCTGCGGCGCGTATTACAAGCTGTTATATTAAACGACGCACCGGCACAGGCGTCGTGCAATTAACGCAGAATAACGGTACGACATGGACTGACGTGACCGTTACTAATGACTGGACGCGCGTCAATATTGCCTCGGCTACGGCAGCAAACCCCACTATTGGCATTCGCATCCGCACCAGCGGCGACGCAGTGGATGTTGCACTATTTCAGCATGAACTCGGCACGTTTATAACAAGCGCTATTCCGACAACAAGCGGATCCGTAATCCGATCACCTGACGTAATTAGCGCAGCAACGACGACTTTTTCCTATAGTGCAAGCGAAGGCACTTTTGTGGTCGCTTATAATTTTGTTGGCTTTAACAGCAGCGACATCATTGCTGCGGTTTCTGACAACACCAGTTCAAATATGATCGAATTGCACTTGGCAAGTTTAACGAGCGCCAATTTTCGGGTAAGAAATGGCGGAAGTAACCAGGCAGCAATACCGACTTCCGTGGCCGTAAACGTACTGAATAAAACGGGCGGCGCCTATAAGGTGAATAATTTTGCCTCGTCTTCTAATGGCGGCAACGCCGTTTTAGATACGGCAGGTACTATACCAACAGTAAATAAATTAACACTTGGGTTTCGCGCGTCTGCCTTTTATCTTAACGGGCATATTCAACAGTTTACTTATCTCCCGCGCAGAATATCTAACGCCGAACTTAAAATGAGAACCGGTTAAAACAGGAACAAAAAAATGGTGGTTAATCTTTCGGCTTTAGGTGGGGCGGGCCAACAGTTTTTTGACGATAACGGCGCGCCGTTAAGCGGCGGCAAGCTGTATTCATATCAAGCTGGCACTACGACGCCACAAACAACATACACCAATGCTGACGGGAATGTGCCGCACACCAACCCAATCATTTTAAACGCCGCCGGCCGCGTTGCTACAGGCGAAATTTGGCTGTCAACAGGACAAAACTATAAGTTTGTTCTCACGTCAAGCACGGACGTATTGCTCGTGACTTGGGATAACGTAACCGGCATTAACGGGACAGGCATTACATCTAACGCATCAAATGTAGCCTACGACCCCGCCGGAGCAGGTGCCACGCCGACTACGGTTCAGGGCAAGTTGCGTCAGTCAGTTACTTTTGAAGATTTTGGCGCAAAAGGCGACAATGCAACTGATGATGACATCGCCATTACTAATGCCTTGGCGTCAAACGCAGGTAAAATATATGTTTTGGATAAGACATATTTAACAACTTCGGCTACTTTTTCATTGCAGAATAAATTTCTTGACGGGCAAGTAAACAGCAAAATCAAAGCCCCCGCACCTCGCGTTTTGTTTACCGTAAATAATACTGTTAAAGTGTCCGATATTACTTTTGACACTTATACGCAGGCATTGGTAAATAACGTAACCTCGGCACCCCCCGTAAATTTGACCGTACAAAATGCTGGGTTTCAAAACGGCACTCAGTCGGTAATCAACGTATCGGCGCCAATTGAAAAAACAGCAGTTTCTTACTCGCAATTCAAAGATAATAAAGGCCCGTCTATACGTTTTGGTCAAGACACATACAGTTTGCAAACTGGGTTTGGCCCTACCTCAGTAACTTTTAACGTTGTTTCTGACATAACCACTGCTAATACGTCAAGTACTGTAGGCGGCGTGTTAAGTTACTCGCCCAACAGTAAAATTGTGGGAAATGACATCCGCAACGTAACGGGCGCCGTAGGTGACGAAACTTTTGGTGTTTACACCAAAACAAAATACGGCGTCGTTGCTTTCAACAGCGTAAAAAATATTACTTCAACTGGCACGGCTATATACGCGATCAACTTAAAAGGTAGCGAACGTTCGTCTACGGCAACGCCGCAAGGTTATGGCACGCTTGCAATCGGCAATATGGTTGAGAGTGTTCCTGGAGGTTATGGTTTGCAAATGCAAGCCGACCAGCAAACAGCCATTGGCAATTTTTTTGATGGTGTGCTTGGGGGCATAGAACAAGGATCATCCATTCTTGACGACAACATTCTTGTCGCCAATCGTACTTACGCCGTTGGAGGCGCAACGTCGCGCGGCGTTACAGCATCGTCAAACGGCAGTTCGCGCCTTATTGATGCTCTTGGCGTACATAAAAACGTTAGGGTTGGCCTCAGATACGCAACGTCCAGCACAAATACGATTGATCGGCTGTTGATTGCTGGACAACATCTTGAGTGCGATGTTGCAGTTGGAGGGGGCCAAGCTGTTTTTGTAACCACCGCCACGCCTGGCGCCATAACAAATGTCCACATAAAGGATATAACCAGCAAAAATTTTGCCTACGCAGTTGATTTGAACGGCGTTCACGGCGGCACTATTCAGAACATAACGGCCACTGGATTGACCACCGCCACGCGGCCAATTAACTTTGCAAACTGCAAAAATATTACCGGGCGCAACGTTTGGGCGTACAATGTTCAGACAACAGACGCCACACCGACATTCGCGTATCAAATGGCGATCAGTAACGAAAACCTTTTGACCATCCGCGCGCGGTGCTTGGCACGAAAAAGTGGTGGCGCCAGCGAAGTTTATATTGAACGCGCGTTTTTGTTTAAGCAGGAAGCGAATGTTGCATCCTTGGTCGCCAGCGGTACTGCCACTACGTTGGGGGCTGGGGCGGTTGGAGGTCTTACTGCAAGTATAACTAGCAATCGACCGCTAGTTCGCGTCACCGGAATTGCTGCGGAAACTTGGGATTGGACGGTCTGGATTGACTTTGACTTGCAATAACAAATGCGCAAATCAATTTGACTGCTGTAACAGCTCGTGTTACCGAAACCTAACCCTACTGGCAGGGTACGCCAGGAACCGAAAGGTAAGTGAATGACCGAGAACGAACTAGCGGGTGCGCCCGCGCCGGAACAGGCCCCTACGGCTGAGCCTGCTGCCGTCACAGACAATTCCACGCCGGAACCGACGCCTACGGAAGCGCCCAAGACCTTCACTCAGGAAGAGCTGGACGCAATCGTCGGCAAACGTCTCGCAAGAGAGCAACGGAAATGGGAGCGCGAGCAAGCGCAGAAGATCAAGGTTCAGCCTCCAGCCCCGCCGCCGGAGCCACTGAAGCCCGACAACTTCGCAGATGCGCAAGCCTACGCCGAGGCCATCGCTGAACGCAAAGCGCAGGAACTCCTTGCACAGCGGGCAGCAGAAGCCGAACGCACGGCAACGCTCGAAGCCTATCATGACCGTGAGGAAGAAGCCCGGACCAAGTACGACGATTTTGAACAGATCGCGTACAATCCGAAGCTCCCAGTCACGGAAACGATGGCGCAGACCATTCAGGCTTCAGAGATCGGTCCCGATGTAATCTACTATCTCGGGTCGAATCCCAAGGAAGCCGAACGGATTGCGCGCCTTAACCCGCTCTTGCAGGCACGGGAAATCGGAAGGATCGAGGCAAAGATTGCGTCGAACCCGCCGGCCAAGAAGACCTCAACCGCCCCGGCTCCTATCGCTCCGGTGACGGCCCGCACCTCCGGTGCGCCTGCTTTTGATACGACTGACCCGCGCTCTGTGAAGAGCATGTCGACGTCAGAGTGGATTGAGCAGGAAAGGCTGCGCCAGATCAAGAAGCTGGAGGCACAACGCAGACGCTAAGCCAAGGAAAAAACAATGGCTAACTCACTTCTTACTATCGACATGATCACAAGGAAGGCTCT